GTTAAAAAAATACAAGCAGTATTTGATGAAATATTAAGTAGAAATGAAGAGCAAAATATATCTTATTATGAATGTGAAAAAATAGAGATAGATGTTCCGTTTAGCGGCAGTGACAAAAAAGATGAGATCATAAAGCAGTTTGAAGATGAACTTAAAATTAACTAAGCCCACATTTGGGCTGAGTGGAGGGATAAGAAAATGGAAGCTGAATTTAAAGTAAACCCAGAGGCAAAGATACATACCACTGGCCCCAAACTTGGGGAGAGTATAACAGGTTGGCTCAATTATGAGCCGACAAACGGATATTGGGTAGGCTCATTGCCCGAAGAGGAGACCCTATTAACCTTAATAGCTTTGATATACCACTACGATGTAGGAGTCGTTTATTACGAGTCGGAAAACTTTGACAATGAAGACTGGCAGAAAAACAGAGATGATATGCTGACATTTTGCGAGCATAGACTTAAAGAGATATACACAGGTCAAGCGCTTAGAGAGTGGTACAAAAAACCACGATAGGAGGCAGGCAATGCGAAACGAAACTAGCATAGGCGACTTCTGCGAGATAACCAAAAGACCTTGCGAGAAACCAAGTTGTGAAAACTGCGAATTAATATACCGAGAAGACGGGAGCGGCGACTAAACCAACATAAAGGGGGTAAACTATGACAAAGGGCGAACTCAACCAACTGTGGCACATAAATAGGGAAATTGAAGAGATCAAAAGCGAGATAGAAAACATCTCATACTTAGAAGCAGTGAAACCCAAAGAGGCGGTACAAACATCCAGCATATCAGACTCAACAGGAGAACGAGCTTGTATACTGGCAGAACTTAAAGAGCTGTACGACATCAAACTCAAAGAGATGTTTATCAAAAAAGCCAAGATTGAAAGGTTTTTGGACGGGATAGAAGATAATGAGATGCGGTTGATATTTAGGCTGAGGCATGTTAATTGCCTGGAATGGAATGAAATTGCCGCAGAGCTTAACTACCACAGAGTAACAGTTTGTAAAAAGTACTATAAGTTATTAAACTCGCTACACACGACTACATGAGTTTATGAGATAATAGTAGCGTGAAGATATAGCAATACACTTATCGGCATCCTTAGGGGTGCCTTTTTCATGTCCTCCTTTCCTGCCCTACCTGATCCGCAGGATGGGTTGATTGACCAGTGCCTCGGAATTGACCCGAGGCCTTTAAATATAAAAAACAGGAGTGATAAAAATGATTAAACACCATATTACTAAATATATCGAAAACAACAAAAGATGGGCAGAATCTTGGCTACAGTTAAATGTACTAGGCATGTGTTTTTGTTTTAGCCGCAGAATCGAGATCTAGCATGAAAGAGAAATATGACGAGAAAAAGTGCAAAGGTTGTCTCTGGAAAACCAAATGTGACGAGGGACATTTTATCTGCCTATTTACACGGTGTATGAAAGATTTGGGGTATGATAAAAAACGACGAAAAAATATGGATAATACTAACTAATTAAGATATACTATGACAAAGGAGGTTTTGTCATGGAAAATTTAGAGTTTAGAAAATATCTTACAACCTACGGTATCAGCGTTGAAGAGTATGAGGGTATGCCGGAGGAAAAGAAGCAAGAGCTTATAAACGGTTTTAACCAGATGATAAAATCAGAAAAAGCACAAAGGACCGGCGAAAACATCAAGACTGTAGGCGAGACGATAAAAAGCATCGGCTGCTTAATGATGATGGTGCCGCTTTTGATAGTTTGTGTAATTATAATATTTTCGTTATTCTAGAGAATCCGAAAGGGTTCTTTTTTATTTTGGGGGTGGTAAGGTGGCTAAGGGTAAATATGAATACTGGATATCCCCTGAGGGGCTTATAAAGCTAGAAGGTTGGGCCAGAGATGGTTTGACCGATAAACAGATATCTCACAACATAGGTGTTACCGAGCAGACTTTAAATGTTTGGAAAAATAAATACCCTTCATTATCTGAGTCCCTAAAAAGGGGCAAAGAAGTAGTTGACCGAGAAGTGGAGAATGCCTTGCTCAAAAGGGCAAAGGGCTATACCTATGTCGAAACCAAGACAGAGCGCGAAGGTGGGACTATCACCAAAACCACAGTAACCACTAAAGAAGTCGCGCCAGATACAGGAGCTGCTATCTTCTGGCTTAAAAACAGAAAGCCTGGAACATGGAGAGATAAAAAAGATCTTGAAATGTCGGGTGAGATGGAAGTCAACAGTCCTTTCAAGGGGTTAACCACAGAGGAACTAAAGAAGCTGATAGATGATGATTGATAAAAAAGAGATTAGCAAACAGGCCAAACTGGAACTCGCAAGACGTGAGTTCTTTTATTTTTGTCATTTGATGGCCAAGGATTTCTACAAGAGAGACAGGGCGTACCTGAAAGAGATCTGCGACGACCTACAATCCTTTTACGAGGATCCGGAAGAAGAAATACTCGTGATGAATCTCCCTCCTCGACATGGCAAGTCAAGGACAGTCTCGCTCTTTACCGATTGGGTCTTCGGCGAGAATCAAAATGAGAAGGTTATGACTGGTTCATATAACGAGACTCTGTCAACGACATTTTCTAAAAACGTGAGAGATCCAATCCTGGAAGTTAAAGCAGATAAAGACAAGATAGTCTACTCTGATATATTTCCTAATGTAAAAATCAAACGCGGTGATGGAGCCATGAACTTGTGGAGCTTAGAGGGAGGGTACAATAACTACTTAGCCACCTCCCCTACCGGTACATCAACAGGCTTCGGCTGCACCTTGATGATTATAGATGACCTTATCAAATCGGCGCTGGAAGCTCATAACTCACAGGTCTTAGACAAGCATTGGGAATGGTTTGTAAACACCATGCTTTCAAGGCTTGAAGAAAACGGGAAGATAATCATAATCATGACACGTTGGGCTAATAACGATTTAGCAGGCAGAGCTTTAAAGCACTTTAGAGAAGAAGGCAAGAAAATCAGGCATGTTGTCATGAAGGCCCACCTTGGCGGTGGTAAGATGCTTTGCCCTGAGATACTGTCATACAGAAGCTACAAGTCAAAGAAACGCGCAATGGGTGCAGATATAGCATCTGCCAACTATCAACAGGAGCCAATTGATATTAAAGGCAAGCTGTATAGCTCATTTAAGACGTACACTTCCCTACCTGTAGACGAGAACGGCAATTCGCTTTTTACAGGCATTTACAGCTATTGTGACACCGCAGACCAGGGCGATGATTACCTGTGCGATATCACATTTGGAGTTTTCAACAAAGAAGCCTATGTTTTGGATGTCTACTACACGAAAGAGCCGATGGAGATCACAGAGCCGGAGACGGCTAAAAGGCTGCACGAAAATGACGTAGGGCTTGCTTATATCGAGTCCAATAACGGGGGGCGCGGGTTTTCGAGACAAGTAGACAGGCACCTTAAAGAAGACCATAAATCAAACAGAACCAAGATTAAATGGTTTCATCAGAGCCAAAATAAAAAAGCTAGAATTCTATCTAATGCGACCTGGGTTATGGACCATATATACTTCCCCGTCAACTGGAAAGACAAATGGCCCGACTACTACGAGTCTATGAACACGTACCAGCGGGAGGGTAAAAACGCACATGATGATGCTTGTTTAGTTGCAAACACCATGGTATCTACCTTGACCGGCCTTAAACCAATTCAAAATGTAAAAAAAGGTGATTATGTATTCACCCCATACGGACTCAGGAAAGTCCTTTGGAGTGGTTGCACAGGAGAAAAAGAAGTTATACATAAATCCAATCTGACAGGAACACCTGATCATAAGGTTTTCAGCAAGCGGGCTGGGTTTATTCCACTAGACGCATTTACAGGCACAACCGAAAATGATATAATATCATTGGGAGGTCTGATAAAATGGAAATACAAAAGACTATTATATTCAACGGAGAAGAATACAAACTTATGGGGGCGGGAAAGTATTATCTTAGCCAGTCAAACACCAATCAAGGAAGAAAAGGTGCTAAGGGACTTCATGTGGCGATTTGGGAAGACTATCACGGAAAAGAAGTTCCTAAAGGCTGTCATATTCACCATAAAGACGGCAACACTTTCAACAACAACATTCGCAACCTGGAGTGTGTATCAAGCAGGGAACATGCACAAAAGCACTTCGATAAAGAGGATCCAAAATTTAAAAAATTTCAAGAAGCAGGAAGAAAAGCCGCAAAAGAGTGGCACAGAAGCGAAGAAGGTAGGAAATGGCACTCAGAACACGCGAAAAGAGTCGCCGATAACACCAAGCCCATCAAAACCACATGCAAAGAGTGCGGAAGAGAGTTTGAAACGAAAAGAAATTTTACACAATTCTGCTCAGACAAATGTGGTGAAACATGGAGAGGTAAACACAAGAGATTTGAGTATACAAAGAATTGCACCATTTGCGGAAAAGAATTTACAGCAACAAAACGTAAACCATCTTCCCCTGGGAGAGAGACATGTTCAAAAACGTGCGCAAACGTCCTTAACCACGAAAATAGAAAAACAAAAAGTTTATAATTTAACCATCGAAAAAGACCATGTGTACTACGCAGATGGTCTTTTAGTTTCTAATTGTGATGCTACCACAGGTGTTGCGGAAATCATAAACAACAAGATCAGTACAAGGAAAAGAAACCACTCCGGGAAAGGGGCGAGATGATGATAAATTACAATCAGCTGTTAAAATCCGAGATAGAAGGAGTTTACGGCGATTATTTAGAGAAAGTGCAAAGAATCATACGTTGGTATTCGATTTATGACGGAGACCAAAAGTGGGAGACTGCCGGAGAGCTTGATTACGTCCCCACCAAGAAGATTACAAATTTGACTAAAAAGTTAATCAACACCAGGGCGAGGTTTATGTTTGGCCGCGAACCCTACTTTGATATCAGACCAGTATCGGAGGATGCAGAAGGTTCAACTGCTAATAAGGATGCGGCGCAAGTAAAAGAAGACTTACTAGCCGATATACTAAAGGCTAACAAGTTCCACTCAAAGCTTTTAAAAGCCCGTAAAGACTGTTCGATTGGCGGCAAGATCGCCATTAAACTATGGGCGAAAGAAAACGAGGGCTTAAGGATCATCTTCTCCCCCGCCTATGAGTTTTTCGTGCAGTACAACGAGGATGACATCGACACGATTGAAAAGATCTTGTTTGTCTATGCTTTAAACAACGAATCAGACCCGACCAAGCAAAGGATAAAGAAGCAATCATGGGAAATGGTTGGCGGAACTTGCATATTAAACGAAGGTATCTACAACGGCAGAGCAGACCTTATAGAGTCAATCGAAACAGACTACAACACCAGATTAGACTTTATCCCTGTGGTTATAATTCAAAACGGTGGACTTACGGGAGAGGTTGAAGGGTCAAGTGATGTTCACCAGCTTTGGGAAAACCAAGATTCATATAACAAACTGACAAGCGACGACATAGATGCGTTAAAGTTTCAAATGTTTGGCCAAGACGTCTTTACTGACGCAAGCGAAGACACCTTAGAAAGAGTTAAGATATCCCCTGGTGCCATGATAGACCTACAGACTGACCCAACAGCAAACGAGAGACAGGCTAAGGTCGAGAGGCTAGAAAGCAAATTTAGTTACCAGGCAAAGTTTGAGGATACGGTAGAGAGAATCAAAGCTGATTTATATGATCTAATCGAGGTGCCAAACGTCAATTTGGAGCAAATGAAAGGTGTCGTGCAGTCGGGTAAAAGTATGAAGGCTATATACTGGGGACTTATATCGGCTTGTGAAGAGGATTGGACCGAATGGGGGCCAGCACTAGAGCAGATGGTTAAGTTTATCTTTAAGATGGTTGAGACTTACAACCTATACGGACAAGCTCAGACGGTAAGGTTTGAGACTACTTTAAATATCGAACACTACTACCCTATCCAAGAAGATGAAGATGCACAAAAAGAAATAGATATGCAAGAAGTCACGACAGAGGTCAGAAGTCGCTACAGCTACATGAAAAAGTGGGGCGACTACGAACATATTGACAAAGAGCTAGAGCAAATACAGCTTGAAAAGCAGCTGTTACAAGATTCTTTCACGCAGGCGATGATCTCTGACTTAGGGGATGATTGAAAG